TGCCATGCGGTAGGCGTGGTATTGGGCCTCATAGTCCTCTGTGTCACTGATGCAGTAGCCCAGAAGCACCTCGCTCATTGCGTCGATTACTTCATACACCTGGGTCGTCCGCACCTTGCCCTGCTCGTCCCTATAGTAAAGGTTCAGCTTCGTGCCGTCACCATACCATAGCGAGTCCCTGCGTGTCGGAAGTGCCGTCTTGTGCTTTCTTCCGTAACGCTGGCGTGCAGCCTGCTCGCCATATACGGCATCATACCATAAAGGCTCAACCGACGGGCTGTTCAGCCATTTCTTCATACCACTCAGGCTTCTTATCGGCTTCCAGCCTCTTTCCTCGGCTATCTCGTTGGCTCTCTCAAACAGCTGCGCGTCGGTATACACCGGCACCTTGCTGCGCTTCAACGCCACAATCGGCTTCAGAAAGTCACCGGTTATCTTCAGTGCCGAAGAGTTGCCCAGCTTGCCGCTCACCACGCTCTGGTAGCCATCGGACTTCCAAGCCTTCAGTCGCGTCTTCAGTCGCGCCAATGTGCCCGGGAGCGTGTGACCGTAGCTCTCGCGCATACGTTCCGAACTGTCAAGTATCAAGTCCCACGCACCCGACATCGGAGCGTTCAAGCTGCTGCGGATGGCCTGGCGTCTTGCCGCCATCTTCTCCAGCTCACCAAGCACCGAGGCGTTGATGGTATATTCCTCTATCATCTTCTCCGTCAGGTGGCGCTCCTGCCCGTCCTTGTCCATATAGGTGTAGGCTTCGTAATAATCACGTGCCTTCGCATCTATCTTTATGCTTGCCTTCATCATAGCCTCTCGCATCTTTTCTTCTGGGTCGCCGTATGTCGCCACAAACCGCCGTCTGTACTTCTCCGGAATACTGCTCCACACATACAGTGCCTGAGTCCCCTCGCCGCCGCCACGACGTGCACACGCTATGTTGCAGCGTTGCACGTTGCATTTCAGCGTGTTCGCCTTCATCACCGGCTCAACACCACCGGTCAGCTCGGCAAACGTCACGCACAATATCTTGTTGTAGTACTCCATTTCTTTTTGTCTTTGTTTTCCTTCTTGCGGCTCTCTCCTTACATAGTGGCGCAGCACATGGCTTCCACCTTCTCCTGCACGGTCTTGATGTCTGTCAGCAGGGCGTGCTCGATGCGTTCCACCACGTCGCCTTTCTCGTCCTTCAACTCCAGTACGCCCGTGTTCTTGTCGCCTTCCCACATCCAGCCGTTCTCGAAGTGTTGGCGCATCATGTTGTCTGCGTCATGCACCACCTCGCTCGCAGGAGCCGTAACAAGCTCAAAACCGCCACGCTGAACGGCAAGGCTGCGTATCTTCTTTGCCAGGTCGCTCTGACCCTTCACCGGGTGAAAGTTCAATGCGTAGCTCACCATCTCCTTCGTCACACCGAAGGCCTTTGCCAAAAACTCCCGCTGGGAGCGGGTTACTGTTATCACTCTTTTCATTGTCCTCTGTTTTTAGTTCGTTATTACTTTTGTTCGTGGAGTGTAGGGGAGTCGAACCCCACATGGCCATACAGCGCATGGCAAACCTGCCACTCCTGCGGTCTTTCCCGCCGTCATCCGAGGCCGCCCCTGCCGACTATCCAGTGCGGCGGCTGACTATCCAGTGCAGCCTTTGGGACTTCCATTTGTTATCCTTCAATCATTTTACCTCGTTTATCTTCGGCCTAACGCTACATCCGTAGCAGGACATCAGCCGTCTTACCAATCTCGCCACATAATATTCAGGTGCTGTAAATACAATGCCGTCCTCTTCAGTGTAGCTGAAACTAACACCATCCATTATCAGGACCATTGCCACCTTGTGCTTCACGCTCTGCGTCTGCCACTCCTTTATTTCTGTATCGTTCATATTCTTTAATTGCTAAAATTTGTAATTCTCGGCCTTTTTCACTATCTTTGGCCGCGCGTTTATTCTTAAACACGCTGCAAAGATAATACGCTTTTGCGAATAATCAAAATAAATGCGGATAAAAATGTTCGCAAATGATAATGTTTTATACTTATGACAATAAATGAGAGGTTTGAAGAAATAATAAAAGTACTGTTTGGTGGAAATAAGCGAGCTTTTGCTAAAGCCGTTGGAATCAACCCTACAGTTGTGGAAAATGTGGTTGGTGCAAGAAAGGGTAAACCATCTTATGATGTCCTAGTAAAGGTATGCGCAAACGCGAATATCTCTGCAGAGTGGCTATTATTCGGTAGCGAGAAGAATCTTATAACGGATGTATTTAATATTCGCAAAGACCTCACTTTATCGGTTACACCTGAAGATGTTGCAGAAGAAGGAGGAATGCCGTTAAAAACGGTCTTTACTAAAGGTAAAAAGACAATACCCAAACAATCTGTCTCTATTGGTGAAGCTGTGCATAAAGTTCCCAAAGGCAGCAGCGAGGGCATACCACTCATACCGCTCGATGCTGTCGCTGGTTTTCCTGCCGAAAGTGGCGGTGGGGTACGTCTGGAGGACTGCGAGCGCTATGTCATACCAGAGTTCGAGAACAAAGGGGCAAACTTCCTTATCCGGGTGTCTGGCGACTCCATGGTGCCGCTATATTATAGTGGCGACCTCCTCGCTTGTCGCAAAATCACAGACATCCGCTTCTTCCAATGGGGCACCGTCTATGTCCTCGAAACGAGCCAGGGGGTACTCGTCAAACGGGTGCAGGAAAGCGCAGATCATGCCGACAGCATTCTCTGCGTGTCGGAAAACAGCAGTGTTCATCACCCTTTCCTTCTCCCACGCGACGACATACGCAGCCTGAGCATCATCGTAGGACTCGTCCGCCTCGTCTGATACTCACGTCACACGCATCACGCACACGCTCCACACCGCAAAACGTGTCGCGCACGCACACACATAGGTATAATAGGGTAACAAAGCAGCCAAAACCCCGATAAACAGGGCGTTCCCGACATTCCGCAAAGGTTTAGAACATGCCAAAAACGTGGGATTATCCCCACCCCCTAAACGCCCGAAAATGACATCAATCACAATTTATTCGGAGTTATATAGGGGGTCAATCACTTGTTTTCCATGTTAAAAGTGAATACCCAAATGCACACCCTCTCTGAACATTTCGTTTTTCCATGCACACCCAAACGCACACCCAACTGCACACCCTAACCCGAAAAACGCCATTTTTCGCCCCTCTCAGGAGCCGTCATAACGCAAAAACGGCTTGACCACTGTTCAAATCAGTGTTCAAGCCGTTCAAATGCCGTTATATCAACGTTTTAGCCGTTTAAACCATCCTTATTCCTTCTCTTTGTCCGCTCTGGGTCCTCTTATCAGCTCTCCCTGCCGGATCATAGCCTTTTTATTGAGTATAACACCTCCGTCAGCCAGTCCGGCGTGTAGCAGCGAGCTTTTCTTTATACCCACCTCATCCTCTGTCAAAACCGTATAAATCGCCGATATTGAGCCGAAGTAGTAGTTCTTCCGCCCATGTATCAAATGCACATGTATAACCTTTGTCATAACTGTTCCTTTCTGTTTCCTAAAATATTCGTTTTCGCTTGCAAATATACCAAATAATAACTATTTGGAAGAATTTACAATCATAAAAAGCAAGAAACAAGCAAAATAAAAGGCATGACCGCTGCCACACCTTCCCTCATTCAATCATCACCCAAACAAGCCGTTTTAAGCCCCACCAGCGCCCATTTCCATGTCCAACCGATAAAACACCCACATGAGCAGCTATACGCGCCCAGAAGCCCACGAAATGCCCCACACAGCCGTCAAGACAACCCAAAACATAACATTCTCAGCCCCGATGTAAAGCAATACCCTTCAAACACCGTTCAAATCGAACCCAAACGTAAAGCAAATGTAAAGCGAATGTAACGTTTCGTTTTTCCCTCTCATTTCGTTCATCATCCTCAAACCCTTTGTAAATCAACGCTTTCCCCGATTTCTCTCTCACTCCACTTTTATACGTTTCGTTTTATCCCCCTTATTTGCGGCATTCAATATTGCAGCGCAAGAGGCATTGGAACTTCACTTAATATATCGTGAATATGATGACACCTACGGTTATGAAAACAATTTGGGAGATACAATAATCCCTTATGGAAAATACATGTGCCACATTCCATATCGCACATTAGGCTTCATCAGCAAACCTAAGGAAAAAGATATTATAGCCATCTCTCCTTCAGGGACAGAGCTATTTAAAGTTTTCCAGTACGATAATGGTCCGGACTACCTTTCAGAGGGTGTTTTTAGAATGATTGGGAATAACAACAAAATGGGGTTTGCTGATACAACCGGACATATAGTCATTCCTCCACATTTTGATTTTGTTACCCCATTTAAAAACGGACATGCCTTCTTTAACACAGGAGGACGCAGTGTACCTGTAGACAAATCAGGGGAGTACCACACGATAAACGGAGGCCGTTGGGGAGTGATAAATAAAGAAGGGAAAGAAATTTGTCCGGCTTTACTTGATTCTGTACCATTGAAATACAAGGGAAAACAAACAGAAATTATATACCAAAAACAACGAATGACACTCGACAAAGCCATGTTTATTATAAAAAAAGGATTAAAAAAGAAAAAGGACAGTTTAATAAGGCAAGAGAAATACAATGACAAAACCATAATATGGGAAAATCTATCAACAAAAAATGGTGCGTGTACATATGTTGCCGAATGGGGAACTCTTGAAAAAGACACTAAGGCAGGTAACTTATCCGTAGAAAAATATAAGGAAAGAAAATATCTACAAGACAGTCTGGTTATAACCGAAATCAGAAAAATTAAGCAGAATATCTCACAATATATAACCGATGATAACATAATCCGATTAAGGAATGAAGCCCAAAACAAGCATACTATTTTCTATATAAGTGTAAAAATAGATAGCATAGGAACGGTAACAAGCGTTAGAATAGTATCATCTAAAAATATATTAGTTTTACTTTCGGCAAAGGATGTGTATGCAATAAGCCTTTTTTTGAAGCAGAGTATCTTTAAAAAACCAAGAGAATATGATCTTGATTCAATATACTTTTCTTTTGCTATTACCGAGATCTGATAAATAAAATACCCCATGTTTTTCCATAAGAACTTTCCTCATACCCGTCAATTGGAATCCAAAGATTGCGGCCCGGCATGCCTGCAAATGATATGCAAATATTACGGAAGTTTCTATGAACTGGAGTTTTTACGTGAATTAACAGGAATAAGAAAAGAAGGAATCTCGGTCTATGATTATGTGGTAGCCGCTGAAAAGCTCGGCTTGAGAAGTCAAGCCTTCAGCATGTCATATTAGAAGTTCAGAAATGAAATGCCCTTACCTTGCACAATACATTGGAAGGGCATCACTTTGTCGTGGTTTATAAAATCACATCAAAATATATCTATGTTTCAGCCCCCAAACAGGATTGGTAAAATATACCCTTAGGGATTTTGCACAAGGCTGGTTGGGGCATTTGGAACCTGTACCCAGAAAAAATTATAAAAGGGGAATTTGCTCGACTGACGGATTTACATAACTGTACTTTCCATCTTACCAAAATCGGCAAAAATACCAAGGTATACTTTATACTTTTGACATTTCTGCTTGATATTCACTTACAGGGCTTTTTTATAACCGATTTCTGGCCTCAGAACCCGTCTTCCCTACTTTACACTTGCTGGCAACTATATCAAAAGATGCAGGAATATTCAGTAATGTCCCTGTAGCATACAAAAACGGCAAAACAATCTGCGCCAAACGATTTCCCGTTCTGCTGCAAACGATTCTTCAATCTCCTGAGAATGATTTTCGGACATACTGACATCCGTCTTACGGGCTTTGCCATGCTGAAAACCGAATCAGGAAAAAGCATGGACAGCCATGGGAAGGGTTCACTCTACTCTACCTCCCACAAACTGTTTCTCGCCCAAAAAGGTTCGCTTCCTTCAGACCTCTTCTATACCAACGTTTTAAGGTGAACTTTCTACCGTACAATCCTTCACCGGGATTTCACCGGAAAACGGACTGTCCGCATGAAACTGTTTTTAACGAATTTGCAGTTGTATTGGTTTTCAATATGTTACGGTGAAGGGCTTGACAAAGGCTTTTTCATGTCATATATTTGCAGGTGGAAAACATAACAGAAAACACAAAGCCTATGGACTTCAAAAGATTGCATGCACCGCCATAAGACGGTGGAATGAAAAACGACATACGGACAAAACAGCGGGTACCCGTCGTACTACCTTACCGGAAACCCAAAAACCTCAACCTGCGCAAGGTGTACCGACGGCACAGCCGGCCCCTGCCGCACATCACCTCCTTCATCGGCACGTCCTCGTGCAAAGTGCTTTCCGCCCCTTCGGGAAGCCGCAGGTTCATCTGCGTACTCGTGGAGCATCCCATCAATACATATACATTATGGAAACCGGTACAGAGTGTTGGAATCATAATACCGAAAAAACATTATTCCAACACCACGCGTTCGGCTTCCACATGCTGACGAAGGAAAATGGAAGCCGACTCCATAAATTTGTCAGGACTTTCCGTGGTCAGGAAGCGGCACGTGCCGCTTTGCGTACACAACGTTTCTATTTCCGTATGACGTTGCAGGTAATCTTTCAGGCTGTAGGCCACGTACTCTCCCTGGGGGACGATACGCACATTACGAGGAGTGTATTTCAGAATCTTGTTCAGCAACAAGGGATAATGCGTACACCCCAAAACAATGGTATCTATCGCAGGGTCTTTCCGGAGCAGGTTGCCGATGCGCTTTTCCACAAAATAATCGGCTCCGGGTGAATCGTATTCGTAATTTTCCACTAATGGCACCCACATGGGACAGGCTTCCCCACTCACGACAATGTCGGGATAAAGTTTCCGGATTTCCAGCGGATAGGAACCGGAACTGATGGTACCCGATGTGGCTAAAATTCCTACGTGACGGCTATGGGTTATCTGCCCGATACATTCCGCAGTAGGACGGATGACGCCCAACACACGACGCGTCTCCCCCTCCATTTGCGGAAGGTCGTTCTGCTGAATGGTTTTCAAAGCTTTGGCCGAAGC